AAGATACCAAGAATAACTTCCGCTTCACGCGGTTCAATAGATTCGAGCATTTGAATTAGAAGCTCATTTCGGCGTTGTTCTGTTAGTTGTTCAGCTGTTGTATTGCCTTCCAAGAAAAGATATAACCTACGCAATTGTGAATTCATGTTGTCGTATGTTATACCTGGCAACATGTCACTCGGAACTTTATAATTTTCAGGCAATTCTTTAACTTTCCACTTATAGTTCGGATGAAAAGTTAATTCCAAAATTTTAACAAGTGTTGCTGACAGATTATTTTGAATTACAACCATTCTTTCTTTTTTATTTTTGGCTGCTTCAAATTCATCAAAGATTTCATAGATTTGTTTCATCAAAATTCCTCAATAACATCCATTAGATTTTTAAGTTTGTGTTCGATAAAATAATTTAAGATTTTACCTTTTGCGGCGGGTTTTGTTTCATCATAGGTATTTATGATTTTGTCTCTAATTTCAGTAGGAATGAAAGTCAAGTCAATTAGTGTTTGATTTCGAGAGTAACCAATCTTTGCATTTTCATCGGACCAATCATCATAATTTTCCGACAAGAATTTTTCCAATTTTGCTTTGCCAATAGTAGTTTGGCGCAGTTCACGAACAAAGCAATCTGATGGAGATAGAATATTGGGAATGCCATCACCTTTATCACCCTTAATGATTTTCTCTTTCAGTTCAGACATAGGATTATCCGATACAAGGAATTTCTTCATTGCAGGATTGTATTGTTTAACTTTAAATTTTCCAGTATTGTATCGTTGCAACTGAAGAAAATCTCCGTCACTTGAGATAATCAAAATATCTTCAAACATAATATGACGGGGCACAAGTGTGCCAATAATATCATCAGCTTCTGCACCTTCAACATCAATTACTTTATACGGAAAGTTTTCTTTGAGTTCAACCTTGAATTTGGCCAACATATCAAAGATGAGGTGCCAATCCAAATCAGACTTTTCCCTGGACTTCTTGCGGCCAGCTTTGTAAAAAGGAAAGTATTGCTTTCGCCAATAATTTCTGTTGTCAGAACACAACACAACTTCTCCGTATTCGCCACGGAAATTTTTAAGGTGTGTTCGAATGATGTTCAACACCATATGACGAATCAAACTTTCTTCTAACTGAACTTTGGGCTTCGCGTTGGCAATCTGTGCCATCAGGCCTGCCAACAAAACCTGGTTCAAATCAACGAGAATCATAATAAACCTTTAAATAGTTTCCAATGTTTGTATTTTACAACATCTTGTGAATCTTGTCAAGTATCTCTTCCATAAATTGGTCGGAAGTTGTTGTTTTTTTGGCAACAACACCATACCAGTCGGATTCTATCAAACCGGAAACATATTCTCTGGGATCGGAAAATATAGCCTCAAATTGATCAAAATCTTTAATATTGATTTCTTCGTCAGTTCTGAATAGTAGAACATGCCAAGCCGGACCAACTTCCGTATTATTAACTAAATTTCCTGGAGTTTTATATTTGTTAAACTGTATACTAACTTTATTCTGATCTTCATTGGGAGTAAAAAACAAAACGTCAAAATCATTTTGTTCTTTTAAATAACTTAACATTGCAATCCTTTTATATGTGATTTTCTTACTCTAACCATAATCCATGTATTATAGTAATTATCACTTTCCAAAACATTATTTAAAAATTGTTCTTTTGCTTCCAAATATCCACATTCACCTTTACTTTTACATAGGTGAATTATTTCTCGGCGAAATGTATTTTGTCCCTGAGCAATAACATCTTTTTTTAATTCTTCATTACTACCATAGTAATTGGCCCAATCAGAAAAAACTTTAAACTTTTTCTTTTTGCCTTTTACTTGTTTGGTTTTCGAAGAATAAAAAAACTTTTTACCGATATATTTTCTATTAGTTGATAGATTGGTGATACAGTATACGAAACCATAATTTTCACCAATCATATCTTCAGTAAAAGTGTTATCTTTATAAATCCATGTTAATTGTTCTTGTCCCATTCATCCTCATCCAAATCATCTTCATCTTCTATATATTCTGATTCGGTGAGTTCTTCGATGGGTTCGCCACAGAACGGGCAAAATTCTGGATATTCTTCTGATGTTAATTCTTCCATATATTGTATATCATAAGTTGATTCACAGTTGAGGCATTCGCCTGTTACAGATTTTGTTACCATATTACTCCTTTTCATACATTACTGTATCAGTATCACCAAGTGACCATTTTGGATTGGTTTCAACACGATACAATTTTGTACAGACTTTGAAATCTGGAAACTTTAATTCCTTTGGATTAGAAGCTGCATCGAGGAATATGCAACGATTATTTGGTTGTGCTGCATATTGTCCATTTTCCAATTGAATGAAATTAAAAGATTTGTGATCCTCAGGCCATTCAGCATATGTAGTATCAATAGTATTTGGATCCGAAAATCCATTATCTATTGTAAACATATAATCACCCCTGTAAAAGTTTTTATCTTTTGCGTAAAATTTGCATGATAAATTTTTCAAGAATGATTTTTGTATTACGGTGATTTCATTTGAAAAGCAATCCCAAATTTGCAATGTATCTAAAGGCAAAAAAGAACCTAAATTATTTGTTCTTGAAACAAATGCATGTAATGGCAATTTGTCATAGAGTGCACCATAGTTAGGTAAATATGATTCAATTCTAAATGCTTGGCCACGAATTGATTTTGCAGTTACCCAAATACATGGTTCGAATTCACCATGGCCCTTTTTGAAGTCATATAGAAATTCTTTTCTAATCCAACAATGAACTGGTGGTATGTTTGCTACGAGAAAAGACATTAAAATCTCCGACTTGACAAAACAATTTTACAAATGTGTTCCAGTCTTTCTATATGTTCAAATGCGCGCCATGGACTAGTATCAACTGCTACTACGCCATGTCTGTCCATTCCCACAATATTGTATTGAACTTTGCCGGTCTTTTTATCAAATCCTAAATTTTCAACACAAGCATCAGCTAAATCCTGTGTAATGGGTGGCAACAACGGAACATTGGGTGCAACACTGGTGTACCTACTCAATTCGGGAAACTCATTTAACAAATCAGGTAATTGTATACCAGCATACATTGCTGCTACTGTATATGTTGGATGAAAATGCAACACCACTCTAACCTCAGTATCAATCTTACTTTGCAGGGCAAAATGCATTGGCAATTCACCACTTGGTTTTAGATTTTTACTTATATCAGTATATTCCATTTCTTCCCAAATGTCAGTAAGAAATGGTGGCACCGCACTCATGACTGTAGAAAACTTAATCTTCTTAAACATTTCTGGCTGAAGATAATGTTTTCTAATACCACTAGGTGTAACATACATGTGGTTTCGGTCATGCCAACGAATGCTGGCATTTCCATCTCTGGCAGTAATCCAGTTACGCTTGTATGCTTCTTGAAATAGTTCGCCTATAGTTTCTAACATATTAATGTGCCCAAACCTCTCCCCAATTTCCTGTCAAAGCACCTTTTGCATAATCGGTGGCACGATTCTCAAAGAAGTTGGTGTGTGTTGGAGCATTAATCATTTCTTCAACCCAAGGTAAAGGATTTTTCTTTACTTTAAAAATACCCTTCATGCCTAGGCCGATCAATCTTCTGTCAGCAATATAACGAATATACTTTTTAACTTCTTCTTTTGTCAGACCCTCCATTTCAGTAATGCCAAAAGCAAGGTCAATAAATTTATCTTCCAAGTCAACCATCATTTCAGCAGTTTGATAAATTTTGCTTTTCAAATCATCATTCCAAATTTCTTGGTTTTCTTGTACATAAGTTTTAAACAACTTCAACATAGATTCACAGTGTTGAGTTTCATCAACAATTGACCATGTAACAATTTGGCCCATACCCTTCATTTTTCCATGACGAGGAAAATTCAACAACATGATGAAAGATGAGAACAGTTGCATACCCTCGGTAAATGCGGAGAATGTAGCAATATGTCTAGCTGTAGAAGCTGCATCACCATTTTTACTGGAGATGTTCATGACATACTCATGTTTATCTTTCATTTCATTATATGCTAGAAACTCATTGTATGTGGTTTCTGGAAGGCCAAGAGTTTCGATAAGGTGTGAATATGCTGCAATGTGTAAAGCTTCACGAGCAGCAAAACCCATCAACATCATGCGAACTTCAGGTTGTGGAAAGTAAGGCAAATAGTTGCGAACATAACCACCAGCAACATCAATATCACCTTGAGTAAAGAATCTAAAAATGTGTGTTAGAAATTGTTTTTCTTCATCTGACAGTCTTTTCTTCCAATCCTTAACATCTTCTAACATTGGAACTTCTGTGTGTAACCAGTGTGATTGTTCATGTTTCAACCACGCATCATAAGCCCAAGGATAATTAAATGGTTTGAACGAATCTCTATTGTCAGTTAACTTTGTATTTGCTTTTTTAATCATTTAACCAATTCTCCAAATCTTTGAGTGACTTAACGCCGACGAATCTTTTGACTTCTGTATTTCCATCTAACATTATAAGAGTTGGCACACTTCTGATACCATAATCAACGGCCAGCTCTGAATGTACGTCAATATCAATCACTTCAATTGGAATATTATTATTAACAGATTCTAAATTTTTTGCTAATGTTTTACATGGTTGGCACCAAGATGCCGTAAATCTCAAAACTCTATTCATTTTAACCCTCACATGCTATGCAGTCATTACCTTGAGCCAATTGTGTCATATCAAGTTCTTTAATAACTTCTCTTTCAAGTTTCTTGGATACTTTATCAGCTTTTCCGATTTTCTCTGAACGGCAATAGTAAAGTGTTTTTACACCTTTCTTCCATGCCATAAAATGTATTGCGTGAATGTATTTAATGTTCGAATCTGGACGGAAAAACACATTCAAAGATTGTGCTTGATCAATATATTGTTGTCTATCTGCAGCGTGTTCAATAACCCATCGTTGATCAATTTCCATAGATGTTTTGAATACTGCCTTTTGGTTTTCATCCAAGAAATCCAAATGTTGAACGGAACCATCATTTGCAATAATTGTGGACCAAACATCATTATATTCTTCTTCAGATACTTTTTCTTTGATGAGTGCGTCCAAATATCTATTTTTGTTTAGATATGCTCCCGATAAAGTGTCCTGACGATAAGCGTTAGCACGATAAGGCTCGATACTAGGGCTAGTATTTCCCATAATGATAGACGAAGAAGCATTTGGAGCGATAGCCATAAGATGACTAAAACGCAGACCAGTGCCACTGGCATCCGGAGCTTCTCCACGAATTTGTCCCAAATCCTTATTAGCTTCATCTAAACCTTTCCTAATTTGATTGAAAATTTTATTATTGGTTACTTTTGCCATGACTCCTTCAAAAGCAATACCATTACGTTGCAAATAAGCATGAAAACCAAGAGCGCCAATACCGATAGAACGCTCGCGGCTTGCAGAATACTTAGCTCTAGAAATGGAATCAGGAGCATTATCAATAAAATACTGCAAGACATTATCCAACATTTCGGCAACGTCCCGAAGAAATTGTTTATCATCTTTCCAATCATCATAATACTCCAGATTTAAACTTGACAAACAACATACAGCAGTACGTTCTTCATTTGTTGGAAGGATAATTTCAGAGCAAAGATTCGATTGGTTGATTTTCAAACCTCTATCCTTCAACCATTGTGGCATCATTCGGTTGCTAGTATCAACAAAATGGATATATGGTTCACCAGTGTGCATACGAAGTTCTAAAATCATTTGCCACAACATTTTTGCAGAAACAACTTCACGAACTACACCTGTATGTGGATCTTTCAATTCCCAATCATCTTTTGCTTCCGGATCAATCATGCACTTTTCAATGATTTGCATGAAATCATCCGTGATATTAATACCATGATGCAGATTCAGGCAACGCACATTTGGATCACCTGTTGGTTTACGCATTTCTAGGAATGGTATAATGTCAGGATGAGAAATATCAAGGTAAGCAGCATAACTTCCACGGCGAGTACGGCCTTGACGATAGGCCAAGCTCGAAGCATCGTAGATTTTGAGGTGCGGTAAAACTCCCGTGCTCTTATCATCCGCCGCACGAATACCAAAACCGATGCCAACGCCG